AAGGGCGTCCAGGGCTGGCAGTACCGGACGCCGATGTGGCGTTCAATGCTGGCAGATGCCGGAGTGACCCAGAGTATGTCACGCAAAGGGAACTGCCTGGATAATGCGGTGATGGAAAACTTCTTCAGCCATCTGAAGGTGGAGATGTATCACCGTAACCGGTATGACTCAGTGAATGTGCTGATGCAGGATATAGAAGGCTATATCTGTTACTTCAATAATGAAAGGATCAGCCTCAAAACAGGTATGAGCCCGGTGGAATACCGGGCATCAAGAGAAATGTAAAAAGTGTCCAGGTTATGGGGTTCAGTACAATCCCTGACCCCTTTCGCCTTTCAGGACTGCCCGCTTCCTCGTATTTTTATACCCGCGAAAAATGAAATTTAACCAGGAGTGTCGCTTATGGCTGGAACGGCGGGGCGTTCCGGGCGTCGCCCCAAGCCAACGGCGCGCAAGGAGCTGGCAGGGAACCCCGGCAAACGAGCCCTGAATAAAGAGGAACCTGTATTCACACCGATTAAAGGCGTGGCACCACCTGACTGGTTTTCTGAGGATGAAGGTCTGCCAATGGCGTCCGTCATGTGGGAACTGACCACGAAAGAATTATGTGGGCAGGGATTACTGTGTGTTACCGATCTTGCCGTACTCGAGCGCTGGTGTGTTGCCTACGAGTTCTGGCGCAGGGCGGTTAAAAATATCGCCAGAGATGGGTTGTCTATCACTGGTGCTATGGGGGGAAAGATAAAAAACCCTGAGCTAACAGCAAAGAAAGAGCAGGAATCGGAGATGAGTTCTACCGGCTCCATGCTTGGACTTGACCCCAGCAGTCGTCAACGACTGATCGGCCTTGCCGGACAGAAGAAAGCCTCTAACCCATTCCTGAAGATGATCAACTCATGAGCCGGAAATCGTACCCCAACGTAAACGCCGCGAATCAATACGCCCGCAACGTTGTGCGGGGGAAAATTCCGGCGTGCCAGTTTGTCATTCAGGCCTGCCAGCGTCATATCGATGACATGGCGGCTGAAAAGAGTAAGAAATTTCGTTACCGCTTCGATAAAGACATGGCAGAAAAGGCCGCGAAATTTATCCAGTTGTTGCCACATACAAAAGGAGAGTGGGCATTCAAGCGGATGCCGATCACTCTGGAGGCATGGCAACTGTTTATTGTGTGCTGCGCCTTTGGCTGGGTCCAGAAAGGGTCGAAGCTTCGACGATTTCGCGAGGTTTACACGGAGATACCGCGTAAAAATGGGAAATCAGCTATTTCGGCAGGTGTGGCGCTGTACTGTTTTACCTGTGATAACGAGTTTGGCGCTGAAGTATATTCCGGGGCCACAACTGAAAAACAGGCGTGGGAAGTATTCAGACCAGCTCGTCTGATGTGTAAGCGCACCCCGCTGCTGGTGGAAGCGTTCGGGATTGAAGTTAATGCGTCCAACCTGAGCCGGCCAGAAGATGGCGCGCGTTTTGAGCCGCTGATTGGTAACCCTGGGGACGGCGCTTCACCGCACTGTGCGATTGTTGACGAGTATCACGAACATCCCACAGATTCGCTCTACACCACTATGCTGACGGGTATGGGGGCGCGGCGACAACCACTAATGTGGGCGATCACGACGGCGGGTTACAACATTGAGGGGCCATGCTACGACAAACGGCGTGAAGTGATTGAGATGCTGAATGGCACAGTACCGAATGAGGAATTGTTCGGCGTGATATACACCGTCGACGAGGGGGATGACTGGACCGATCCTAAAGTGCTGGAAAAAGCTAACCCGAATATGGGCGTGTCGGTCTATCGTGACTTTCTCCTCAGCCAGCAACAGAGAGCTATTAATAACGCCCGTCAGGCTGGTGTATTTAAAACTAAACACCTCAACATCTGGGTTGCAGCCCGTGCTGCTTTCTACAACCTGGTTTCCTGGCAGAACTGTGAGGATAAGACACTTACGCTGGAGCAATTCGAAGGACAGCCATGTGTTCTGTCTTTCGACCTGGCGCGCAAGCTGGATATGAACAGTATGGCGCGGTTGTTCACCAGGGAAATTGACGGCAAGACACATTACTACAGCGTTGCTCCCCGCTTCTGGGTTCCCTACGACGCAGTATTCAGCGTTGAAAAGAACGAAGATCGTCGTACTGCGGAGCGATTTCAGAAATGGGTTGAAATGGGACTGCTTACAGTTACTGATGGCGCTGAAGTTGATTACCGCTACATCCTTGAAGAGGCCAAGGCGGCAAACAAGCTCAACCCAGTCAGTGAGTCACCGATTGACCCGTTCGGCGCGACGGGGCTTTCACATGATCTGGCTGATGAAAGCCTTAATCCGATCACTATTGTTCAGAACTACACCAATATGTCTGATCCGACGAAGGAGCTGGAAGCCGCCATTGAGTCAGGCCGCTTTCATCACGACGGGAACCCGATTATGAGCTGGTGTATCAGCAACGTCGTCGGGAAGTATTTGCCCGGTAATGACGATGTGGTTAAACCCATCAAAGAGCATAACGAAAACAAAATCGATGGCGCGGTTTCGCTGATTATGGCAATCGGACGGGCAATGTTGAATAGCCGGGCGAGTAATTCATCCGTTTACGACGAGGAAGATGTAGCATGCTAATGACGTTTTTAAGTTTTTTTATCGGCCTCGCCGGAGCCGCGTTACTGTCTGCCGGTGCCTGGCTTATTTCACCTGCAGCCGGGCTTATTACTGGCGGTTCAATCTGCCTGCTGTGGTCATTTTTAATCGCGAAATCAATGTCTGCCAGCGTAATTAAATCAGGGGGTGAATAATGTTCATTCCCCAGATGTTTCGGGGTAAATCTCAGTCTGGTGGTAGTTTCTGGCAGGCGATGCTGGGTGGTGTGAGTTCCAGCCAGAGCAAGGCGGGGATCGTTATCACTTCTGAAACCGCAATGGCGTTATCGGCGGTCCGGGCATGTGTAACGCTTCTGGCAGAATCGGTGGCGCAGCTGCCGTGTGAACTTTACAGGCGAGGCGCTAACGGAGGCCGTGAACGGGCGACTGACCACCCTGTATATGATCTGATTCATTCCGAGCCCAACAAAAAAGACACTTCATTTGAATACTTTGAACAGCAGCAGGGCCTGCTTGGCCTGGAGGGAAATTGCTACTCGATCATCGACAGGGACGGGAAAGGTTATCCCCGCGAATTAATCCCGGTTAATCCCCAAAAGGTCATTGTCCTGAAAGGCCCGGATGGGATGCCATATTATGAACTACCCGAAATTGGCGAAACGTTGCCAATGCGCATGATGCATCATGTGAAGGTCTTCTCACTGGATGGCTATATCGGCAGTTCCCCAATCCAGACGAACGCGGATGTTCTTGGGCTAAACCTCGCCGTGGAAGAGCATGCTTCTCAGGTCTTTCGCCGTGGTACAACGATGAGCGGCGTTATTGAACGTCCAAAAGACGCTCCGACGATCAAAAGCCAGGATGCTATCGACCGCCTGCTGGCAAAGTGGACGGACAGATATTCCGGCGTCAGGAACGCATTCTCTGTTGCATTGCTTCAGGAAGGGATGAGCTACAAACAGCTATCTCAGGATAATGAGAAAGCGCAGCTGTTACAGTCCCGTCAATGGGGCGTGGAGGAAGTGTGCCGGCTCTATAAAATCCCGCCCCATATGGTGCAGATGCTGGCGAAAGCCACGAATAACAACATTGAGCACCAGGGGCTGCAGTTTGTGATGTACACGCTGTTGGCCTGGCTGAAGCGCCATGAAGGCGCATTAATGCGCGATCTGCTTTTACCCAGCGAGCGCAGTGATCTGTACATTGAATTCAATGTTTCTGGCCTGCTGCGCGGTGATCAGAAGTCACGCTATGAATCTTATGCATTAGGCCGCCAGTGGGGCTGGTTATCGGTTAACGACATTCGCCGCATGGAGAACCTTCCACCCATCGCCGGAGGGGACAAATACCTGACGCCTCTGAATATGGTCGACAGTAAACAAATCTTACCTGGCGATAACACGCCAACAGCAAAACAACTGGCAGAAATCAACTCTATTCTGTCCAGAAACTGAATATCACCCGCAGTGCGGGCTGACCTGGTAAACATCATGACAAAAAATTTAATTAATCTGCCGCATCTGGCGGCTATGGTCTTTGGTGTTCCACATTACGTGACACGACAGACAATGGATTCTGTAAAAGCTGTGCTGGTTCCCCGTATTCAGGGATTATCAGAAGAGGCTGGAATTCACATGACACAGAATCCTGATAACAATCAGGCGCCAGATTTGGTTCAACCAGCTAGTGGAATGGCTGTTATTCCTGTTCACGGCATTCTGGTTCCACGTCGTGGGCAAATTACTGCAATGTGTTCGGAACTTACCAGCTATGAGCGCATACGTAGCCAGGTGCATGCTGCATTAAATGACCCTTCCATCAGTGAAATTGTGCTGGATATAAATTCTGGTGGTGGTGCGGCGGTTGGATGCAAGGAACTGGCCGATTATATTTTCCAGTCACGTCAAACTAAGCCTATTACTGCAATTGTGAACTACAGCGCCTATTCTGCGGCTTACTTTATCGCTTCGGCCTGCAGCAAAATTGTAGTCAGCCAGACCAGTGGAGTCGGCTCGATTGGAGTGATCATGGAACACCTGGATACTTCCAGGATGGAAGAGCAAATGGGGTTAACATTCACCACGATTTTTCGGGGAGATAACAAAAATAACGGTACACAACATGAGCCACTGAGTGAAGACGCTCGGGGAATGTTCCAGAGGATGATTGACGATATGTACGAGACGTTTATTACCTCTGTAGCGGAATACCGGAAACTTGCCCCTCAGACGGTGATTAACACACAGGCCGGAATCTATTTCGGCGCTGATGCCATTTCTGCTGGTCTTGCTGATGAAGTTTCGGATCCTCAGTCCGCGATTAATGCCATTGCGGCAAAGTACAAACAACCTCAACAAACCACTTCCATAAAGTTGCAGGCAGCCGCGATGGACCTGCAAACCAGAATGTAACCCGGCGCTAACGCGTCATTACCAGAAAGCAGCCAACAGGCTGCTTTTTTTATGCCAAAAAGAGAGAAAAACATGGATCATATTGAAGAATTGCGTCGTGAACGTGCGGGTATTAATCAGAAGGTTCAGGTACTGGCGGCAGTAGAAACTGGTGGCGGTACGCTGACTGCGGAGCAGTTAACCGAATTTGCCAGCCTGCAGCAGCAGTTCACGGATATCAGCGCCAAGATTGAGCGTCTGGAAGCGGCTGAACGTGCTGCAGCGCTTGTCGCCAAACCGGTTAAAGGCACACAGCAGACTCCAGGTATCAGCATTAAGGCTGAGCCAAAGCAATATACCGGCGCAGGCATGACCCGTCTGGTGATGTCGATTGCGGCAGCACAGGGTAACGTTCAGGATGCTGCTAAATTTGCAGCTGAAGAACTGAATGACCAGTCTGTCTCGATGGCCATCAACACTGCCGCCGCGTCAGGCGGTGTTCTTATTCCGCAAAACCTGCACAGCGAGGTGATCGAACTGCTGCGCGATCGCACCATCGTTCGTAAGCTGGGCGCGCGCTCCATTCCGCTGCCGAACGGCAACATGGCGCTGCCGCGTCTGGCAGGTGGTGCGACGGCGAGCTACACCGGGGAAGGCAAGGATGCGAAAACATCAGAAGCGCGCTTCGATGATGTGAAACTCACTGCGAAAACCATGATTGCAATGGTTCCAATCTCAAACCAGCTGATTGGTCGTGCTGGCTACAACGTGGAGCAGCTGGTCCTGCAGGATATTCTGACCGCGATCTCTGTTCGTGAAGATAAAGCCTTTATGCGCGATGACGGTACCGGTGATACGCCTGTCGGTATGAAAACGCGAGCAACTGAGTGGAACCGCCTGCTGCCGTGGGAAGCTGCTGCAGAGGTTAATCTGCAGACGATTGATACCTATCTCGACAGCATCATCCTGATGGCGATGGACGGGAACAGCAACATGATCAGCTGCGGCTGGGGCATGTCGAACCGTACCTACATGAAACTGTTCGGGCTGCGCGACGGTAACGGTAATAAGGTCTACCCGGAAATGGCCCAGGGGATGCTGAAGGGATTTCAGATTCAGCGTACCAGCGCTATCCCGGCAAACCTCGGTGACGCTGGCAAAGAGTCGGAAATTTACTTCGCTGACTTTAATGACGTGGTTATCGGTGAAGACGGCAACATGAAGGTGTCGTTTTCGCAGGAAGCCTCCTATCAGGACGGGGACGGAAATCTGGTTTCCGCGTTCTCCCGTAACCAGTCGTTGATTCGCGTGGTGACGGAGCACGATATCGGCTTCCGTCATCCGGAAGGTCTTGTTCTCGGGACAAAAGTGCTGTTTTAACCGGTCCTGCACTCTGTGCGACCACGGTCGCACAGCGTAAAAGCACGTAATTCCCCAAGCCCGCAGCAGCGGGTTTTTTCTTTTCAGGAGCAAAACGATGACGACGAAAGCGGCAAAAGCAGCGGCAGCGGCGGTTGCAGCCGGTGATGTGAAAAAGCCGGATGAACTGACGCCGGAAAATACAGTGGACGGGGATGACGGTCAGAATACTGCAGCGGGTTCAGGTGATACAGGTGTTGATCTGACCGGAAGTGAAACAAACGGGGCCACGGTCCTGACGGGAGCAGAAGTGATGCGGAAAGCGGTTTTTTTCCTGGGACCCTATCATCGTTATTCACGCGGTGATACGGCCTGTTTTGATACTGAGTACGCAGAAAAACTGGTTGAACGCCATATTGCGGTATGGCCAGAAGATGCGGAAAAGGCGCTGAGTCCCCGCAAGGGAGCCGATGACCATGATACTGACATTGGATGACGTGAAAACCCAGCTCCGTCTGGAGCCGGATTTCACGGAGCATGACGGCATGCTCACTAAAATGGTGGCGGCTGCGCAGAAGAGTATTGAACGTGACTACTACTGCAAACTGGTGGGAAGCGACGACGAACTGCAGGCGCTGCCGGAAGGTGTACGCGGTTTTGTGGCGGATGAAGATATCCAGCTGGCCATGCAGTATCTGGTCGGGGATGCGTATCTGAATGGTTTCACCGGTCAGTGGCTGGAGACGGCTCCGGTCCGGCATCTTCTTTTCCCGTTGCAGGAGAACACCGTATGAGCCTGAAGCCGGAAGAGATGACCTGCCGTCTTTCGATTGGGTATATGCAATCCGGTCGGGGACCGCTGGGTGAACAGCTGCCGGAGCAACTGGTCACGACCGGGAAAGCCTGGGCGAAGCGCGAGCTGGTCTCGGGCAGAAAGATCCGCACACTGGATCAACAACAGGTTGTTGAAACGTGTCTTTTTACCACTCATCCGAACCTGAATATTGATATCGACTGGAAAATAACGACGTCTGACCGGGTTTATACCGTTCGTAACGTCGAACGTCTTGCGGACCGCATCATCATCACAGGGGAGGCAGACGCACGTCATGATCGAGCTGGCATTAAAGGCAGCACTTGAACGCCTGACCGGGCTGGATGTTTACCCTCTGCTCCTGCCTGATGAGCTGCAGGAGGGAATTACTTACCAGTGTATCTCCGATCCGGAGCTGTACGCCGGACTGTTGCGCACAGGCTTGATTGCGGGTCGCTTCCAGATAGCGATTTATCTGCTTAATGACTACACCCGCCTGTTACAGCTGGATAAGAAAATCAGCGCGGAATGGACCGCTATCGTGCATGGCCAGCTGGAGGGCTTTCCCGTGCAGAATGTGGTCCGGGGTGGAATACAGCAGAGTAAATCGGTACTGACCAGCGGCAATATTCAGTACCGGCTCGTCCGGGATTTCACCTTTCACTACCGGGATGCCTCACCATGATCACTATGGACGTAAAAGGGCTGGACGAGCTGGAGCGGCAGCTTATCGCACTCGGTGAAAAGGTCGGCACGAAGGTGTTACGTGACGCGGGGCGTGAGGCGCTGAAAGTGGTTGAAGACGACATGAAACAACATGCCGGCTTCGACGATGCATCCTCTGCAGAGCAGCATATGCGTGATTCCATCAAAATTCGCTCATCCACGCGGAAAGGTCGCGGAAATACGGTGGTCACCCTTCGGGTTGGCCCCAGCAAGAAGCATTACATGAAAGCGCTGGCCCAAGAGTTCGGTACGGTGAAACAGGTTGCCGATCCATTCATCCGTCCGGCACTGGATTACAACGTCCGGCAGGTTCTGCGCATTCTGACCGTTGAAATCCGCAATGGTATTCAGAACAGGTAGCAACCGCTGCCCACTATTTAAGAGAGAATCATTATGGCTGATGAAAATAACACGCCAAAATCATCCCCTGAGTACGCAATGCTTCCTGCCGGGACGGTGGTGAAGTTCGGCGAGGTGGGGGCCGCTGTGGCGGCGCTCAAACCCCTGATTAACTGTAAGGCACTGGGCGCGACAGGTCAGACGGGAGGATTTGTCGACTGTACCACCCTGCTGGACAAGAGTAAGCAGTCGGTGTCAGACCTGCCGGAAGGGCCGGAGAAATCGCTGGGATTCATTGACGACCCGGAAAACGAAGATTTCACCGCGTTCCTCAATGCTGCAGAACAGCGTAAGACCGTTCAGTTTTATATTGAGCTGCCGAACAAAAGAACGGCTTCAATGATCCTTGCGCTTTCAGGCTGGCAGATGAACGAAATCACAGCGCCTGCCAGTGAAGTTATCCAGATTACGGTGCAGGGTAAGCAAAACAACATTAAATGGGGGATCGCCGCGCCGGCACCAGATGCCGGAGCGTAATCTGTTTCCCGATATACACCGCCTCCGGGCGGTTTTTTTTCGTCTGAAAAACAGGATACACCATGTCTGAATTTAGCCTCTCCGCACTGAAAAATGCACTGCTCAAAACGAAATCCACGCCTACTGAAACTGAAATTTTAGGCACAAAGGTTTTCCTGCGTCGGCTGACGGCGGCTGAGCTTATTGATCATGAAGATGCACTCATCGAGGCGCAGACCTCTGGCAATGCCCGCCTGGCGTCTGAGCTGAGCGTACAGATTGTTATCGACAGCCTGGTTCAGCCTGACGGCTCGCCGATTAAAGCCAAAGACAAACCCACGGCGAAGGAGCTGCTGGCGGCACACGATAACGTTGTGCTTCTGGATGCCATCGACAAAGTGAAAAAGCACGCCATCGGTAAGCTGGAAACCGCCGAAAAAAACTGAGTGACTCGCCCTGGCTGGAGCTGATTTTCTGGCTGGCCGACCGCTGGGGCGAGCCTGACCCGTCAAAAATTGCGGCGCTTCCGGCTGACACGCTTTTCCACTGGCGAGCTTTCTTCCTCAAGCAGGGCATTTTCAAAAAGCCTTGCCGGGAAGAGCCTGACAGTAATCCGCCCCCTGATAAATCCCCCACCGCCGCCGTGAATCCGAGTCTGGATGCGCAGTGTGCGGCAGTCATGAAGGTATTAATGTAATGGGTGACGTTGCCTCTCTTGCCGTTGGGCTGCATCTGAATGCAGCGAACTTTAAATCGCAGCTGATGAGCGCCTACGGCAGCGCAGAGAGTCAGTCACGCCAGTTTAATCGCAATGCCCAGGCTGATGCGAAAAAGACGGAGGATGCCTATAAGCGTGTTTCTGCTTCGGTATCAGGGCTGGCTGGCAGGCTGGCAGGTTTTGCCGGGGCGGGTTTATCGCTGGGCGCCATTATTAACACTACGCGGCAGTACAGCCAGTCGCTGTCGGATTTGCAGGCCATCACCGGTGCCACCAGTGCGCAGATGAAACTGTACGATCAGGCAGCGCAGGAAATGGGCCGCACAACGGAATACAGCGCATCGCAGGCTGCCGAGGCCATTAAGCTGATGGCTTCGGCAAAGCCTGAACTGCTGAGTACCTCTGCGGGGCTGACGGCGGCGACCAAAAGCGCGTTAACGCTGGCCCAGGCGGCAGGGACCACGCTTCCGGATGCCACCCGAACGCTGGCGCTGTCGTTAAACCAGTTTGGGGCGGGAGCCAGTGAAGCCGACCGGTATATCAATGTGCTGGCTGCCGGCGCGAAATTTGGTTCGTCGGAGATAGCCGATACTGCTGCTGCTATTAAAAATGGCGGGGTGGCAGCGGCACAGGCTGGCGTAGGTTTTGAAACCCTCAATGCCGCCATACAGGTACTGGCGGAGCGTGAGGTTAAAGGCGGCGAGGCCGGAACCGCGCTGCGTAACGTGATCCTGAATCTGGAGAAGGGAACCGATAAAACCCTGAAGCCTTCTGTTGTCGGGCTGAGTCAGGCACTGGAGAACCTGGCCGGGAAAAACCAGTCAACAAAGCAGGCCGTGAAGCTGTTCGGGGTGGAAAACCTCAGCGCGGCATCCATCCTGGTGCAGAACCGCGAGAAGGTGGAGTCGCTGACCGCCGCCCTGACCGGTACACAGACCGCACATGAGCAGGCCGAAATCAGGGTAAATAACCTCAACGGCGATCTTCTCAGCCTGACTTCGGCTTTTGAAGGTCTGATTATTAAGGTGGGACAGAGCGGAAACGGCCCGCTGCGCAGTGGTGTTCAGACCGTTACCGATGCCATTAATGGCCTGACGGATAATTTTAATACGGTCGCCAACGTTGCGCTGTATACGCTGATTCCTGTTCTGGCGACAAAACTGACGGCAGGTATCAGGGGCAACATCGGTGCCTGGGTGGAGCAGCAGCAGGCAGTCAGGGCCAGCGCGATGGCGCAGGCCGATATGGCGCGAAAAACGCTGGAAAGTACCGCCGCCACGCTGGCACAGAATAACGCAGAATTCGGGCGTTATCGGGAAATGGAGAAAAGTGCCAGACAATTTGGCCTTAACGTCAGTTATCAGAGTGAGTTTAACCGCTTAATCCGGCAGGAAACCGAGCAGACACTGCTCTCCACCCAGGCAAAGAGCCAGCTGAATGCTGCCAATAAACAGCTTTCCGTTTCAGCCCGCGCAGCCTCTGCAGCAGTAGGTATGGCAAGAGGGGCGCTGGCACTTGTTGGCGGTCCGGTGGGAGCGGCGATGCTGGCAGGTTCGGCGTTGCTCTATTTCCATAATCAGGCGAAGAATGCCCGTCAGTCAGCGATTGACCTGAAAAATGCTGTCGTTGAAACGAATGAAGAACTAAAAAAACTGTCGCTTAACCAGCTCAACGTGAAACAGCTGGATATTGATGAACAGTTTGAGAATCAGGTTATTCAGCGAAATAAACTGATTAAGGAAATTCAGGATGCGGACAGCCGTATCGATGGATTGAGCGGCTTCGACCCGTTCGGACAGCTTAAAGGCGTACAGAACGATAAAACCCGCTACAAAGGGGATCTGGATGCCGTTGAACAAGGGTTAAAACTCCTCAAGGAACGGCAAAAAATTGTCAAAGAGGCCATAGAGCAGGCTAAATCAGGGAAAACCGATCCCTCGCCGAAGCCGGATAAACCAAGGAATGAAACAGGGAGCGATAAACCCGATACCCCCTGGACCGGGGAAGGCGGGGATACTGGTAAGGGGCAAAAGGCGAAGGTTAACCATTATGAGCAACTGCGGCGTGAAATCGAAGCGGCGCATGCCTCAAGTCTCGGACGAATCAACCTGCAGGAGCAGGAAAGCGCCAGAAAACTCCTTGAAGCCGCCCGCGCTGACGGGGCCAGCGAGGCTGATATTCAGAAGACGTTGCTACTGAATGCTGAAAATTATCAGAAACAGCGCCTCGAACTGGCAGAACAGTATACGCCGGCCAGAGCCTCTCTGACGAAAGAGCGCGAAGCGAGCCAGGAGCTGAAGTCGCTCCTGGATGCCCGTCTTCTGGATGAAAAGGAATACCAGACGGCCAGAATCACGCTGGCACAAAGTACAGCCCGCGAACTGTTACAGGCACAGGCAGCGGCAATGTCTGCCCCTCTGATTGATATCGCCGGCACGGTTGATCCGCTGGCAGAACTGCGCAATCAACTGGCCGAGCGTCAGTCTTTGCTGCAGGCTTTTTATCAGAACGATGTTATCAATAAAGAACAGTACGAACTGCTGAAGCAAAAGGCTGACAAGGATTCCGCTGATGCGCAGTACCAGACGGCGGTGGAGCTTTATAAGTCGCAGGGAAACCTGAACAGCCTCGCCATTGGCCTGATGGAAACCACCCAGGAGCGAACCTCCAACATGCTGACCGGGATGCTGAACGGTACACAGACACTCCGGGACGGGATGATTGGGTTATTTTCCTCCCTGACACAGTCGGTGATTAAAAACCTTGTCGATATGGCAGCGCAGGCGCTGATTACTAACACCATTCTGAAATCCATTATGGGTATCGGCGGCAGTCTTTTGGGTGGTGCAGCCACCGCGAGTACCGGCACGGCCATCAGCAGTTTTGGCAGCAGTTTTAGTTTTAATGCGAAGGGCGGTGTTTATGACTCACCTTCATTAAGTGCCTACAGTAACGGCATCTATGACAGCCCGACCCTGTTTGCTTTTGCAAAGGGGGCAGGTGTGTTTGGTGAAGCTGGTCCGGAAGCCATTATGCCCCTTGCTAAAACGCCTGACGGTACGCTGGGCGTCAGGGCGCTGGGTGACCCGGGTTCCTCTGGTGGTGGTATGAATGGGTGGATTACTTATTCACCTGTGTATCACATTGCCATCCAGAATGACGGACAAAACGGGGAGATAGGGCCGCAGGCATCGCAGATGCTGGTCAGAATGATCGATACGCGCGTCATGAGCATCCTGAGAACTCAGGGCCGCGATGGCGGCATGCTGGCGGGAGGATAAGTGAAAACCTTTCATTGGGCACCCAGGGAGGGGATGCCGTCTTCTGTTTCCCCTTCAGTGACAACCATAAAATTTGGGGATGGCTATGAGCAACGTCGCCCGACCGGACTCAACCATCAGTTAATTAACTTCCAGCCTGTTTTCCGGACAACGTCGGACAATTCCCGCACCGCACTTGAAGCGTTTCTGGTCGAGCACGGGGGATATAAAGCCTTTCTGTGGCGACCGCCAAAATACAACCGCACGATTAAAGTTGTCTGCCGGGAATGGTCTGTTACGGACAACGTCACGTATTCTGATTTCAGATGTAAATTTGAGCAGGTTATTGCTTAAGGATCCTTATGCAGGATATTCCTCAGAACACCCTCAACGAAACCACGAAAACCGAGCAGTCTGCCCGCATTGACTTGTGGGTAATCGACCTGACGGCCTTTGGTGGCCAGCGTTACTACTTTTCAAATGAACTAAACGAGAAGGGAGAGCCGGTCACCTGGCAGGGCAGGAAGTATGACGTTTACCCGATACAGGGAACCGGATTTGATCTGGTAGGGAAAGGGACGTCTTCCCGACCGACGCTGGCGGTGTCGAACCTGTTTGGCATGGTCACGGGACTCGCGGAGGATGTGCAGAGCCTCGTCGGGGCCACGGTGGTAAGGCGCGTGGTATACGCCCGTTTTCTCGATGCGGTGAACTTTACAGGCGGCAATCCGGAGGCTGATCCGGAACAGGAAGTGGTCAGCCGCTGGGTGATTGAACAACTGTCGGAGCTGAAAGCCACCACGGCGACCTTCGTGCTGGCCACACCGACCGAAACGGACGGTAGCGTGTATCCGTCGCGGATCATGCTGGCTGATGTCTGCAACTGGACCTACCGTTCGCAGGAGTGTGGCTATGTCGGGCCACCTGTGGCGGACGAGTTTGATAAACCCACGACAGACCCTGCAAAAGATGCCTGCAGCAAATGCCGTACCGGCTGCGAGCTGCGTAATAACCTGCCGCGCATCGGCTGTTTCCTCTCCATTAACCGTCTTTCCTGATGGATACACCCATGAAAAAAACACTCCTGGCGCATGCTGTAGCATGCGCGCCGGCTGAATCGTGTGGCTGGGTGGTGAACACGCCCGCAGGGGAGCGGTATTTTCCCTGCCAGAATCTTTCCGCTGAACCGACTCTGTATTTCCGCATGGATCCGGCAGATTACCTTCAGGCGCAGGCGGCAGGCGATGTGGTGGCCCTGGTACACAGCCATCCCGATGGCCAGCCGTTTCTCAGCGATGTTGATCGCCGCCTGCAGGTGCAAAGTGGCCTGCCGTGGTGGCTGGTCTGCGATGACCGGATATACAAATTTCGCTGCATGCCATTCCTCACCGGGCGGGCATTTGAGCACGGGGGGACGGACTGTTACACCCTGTTCCGAGATGCGTACCATCTGGCGGGTATTGAGATGCCGGATTTTGCGCGGGGGGAGGACTGGTGGAAGCAGGGCGAGAATCTGTATCTGGATAATCTGGAGGCGACAGGTTTTTATCGGGTGAATGCTGAAGAGGCACAGCCCGGAGACATTCTGATTTGTTGTTTTGGTTCATCAGTTGCCAACCATGCCGCGATTTACTGCGGCGACGGCGAACTGCTGCACCATATTCCTGACCAGCTCAGTAAACGCGAGAGGTATTCTGAAAAATGGCAACGCCGCACACACTCGATATGGCGACACCGGGCATGGCACGACTCTGCCTTCACGGGGATTTACAACGATTTGGCCGCCGCTTCAGCCTCAGTATAAAAACGGGGGCCGAGGCCATTTACGCGCTGGCCATACAGGTTCCGGGCTTCCGGCAGAAAATGAATGATGGCTGGTATCAGATACGCATCGCCGGTCAGGATGTGGATGAAACCAGCGTGTCAGCCCGTCTGCATGAACCGCTGCCGGACGGGGCCATTATTCATATTGTCCCGCGTATGGCAGGGGCAAAATCCGGTGGCCTGTTTCAGGTCGTGCTGGGTGCTGTGGCAATAGGCGCGTCCTTTTTTACGGCAGGCGCTTCAATGGCAGCCTGGGGGGCTGCGTTATCTGCCGGTGGTATTTCGGTATCCTCAGTTCTGTTTTCTATGGGGGCAGCCATGATGCTGGGTGGTGTGGCGCAGATGCTGACGCCGCAGGCAAAAATCCCCTCGTCCCGGCAGACCGATAACGGCAAACAGAACACTTATTTTTCGTCACTGGACAACATGGTGGCGCAGGGGAATGCCCTGCCGGTGTTGTACGGTGAAATGCTGGTCGGCTCCCGCACGATCTCCCAGGAAATAAGCACACGGGATGAGGGCGGCGGCGGGCAGGTGGTGATCATCGGTCGCTGATTTACTGCAGCATATTTATATTAAAACAGAACCGCCTTCGGGCGGTTTTGTCGTTTCAGAGGGAACAGATTATGGGTAAGGGTGGTGGCAGCAGTAAAACGCCGCATGAGGCTCCTGACGACCTGAAATCCAGCCAGATGCTGACCGTTGTTGATGCCATCTGCGAGGGGCCGATTGAAGGTCCGGTGGACGGGCTGAAAAGTGTCAGAATTAACAAAACGCCGGTCCTCGACAGCGACGGTAATGCGATGGTTCACGGTGTCACCGTGGTTTACCGCGTGGGGGAGGATGAGCAGACCGCGATGGAGGGGTTCGAAGACTCAGGTGCTGAAACCCTGCTGGGTGTGGAGGTGAAGAAGTCAGAGCCGGTGACCCGCACCATTACCGCTAAAACGGTGGACCGTCTGCGTTTTACCTTTGGTGTGCAGTCTCTGGTCAGTACCAGTACCAAAGGCGACCGCAACCCGACCAGCGTACAGATGCTGATCCAGTTTCGCCGGGACGGGCTGTGGCGAACGGAACGGGATATCACCATTACAGGTAAAACAACCACGCAGTTTCTGGCATCTGTGGTGATCGATGATTTGCCGCCCCGGCCGTTTGAAGTCCGCATGCAACGTATCACTGATGACAGTACGACAGACCTGCTGCAGAACAAAACGGTGTGGTCGGGCTATACCGAAATCATTGATGTAAAACAACTCTATCCGAATACCGCCGTTATCGGGGTAAAAGTGGACGCGGAGCAGTTTGGCAGCCAACAGGTCACGCGAAACTATCTCCTGCGCGGGCGTATCGTACAGGTGCCGTCGAATTATGATCCGGTAAAACGGACGTATTCCGGGCTGTGGGACGGGACGTTTAAACCCGCCTGGACAGATAATCCGGCCTGGTGTGTGCTGGATATGCTGACCCACCCGCGCTATGGCATGGGAAGCCGCATCGGTGTTGCCGATGTGGACAAGTGGGCGCTGTATGCCATTGCACAGTACTGCGATCGGCTTGTTCCAGACGGTTTTGGCGGGACAGAGCCGCGTATCACCTGCAATGCGTATCTGACGGACCAGCGTAAAGCGTGGGACGTGCTGGGGGACTTCTGTTCCCTGATGCGCTGCATGCCGGTCTGGAACGGCAATACCCTGACCTTTGTACAGGACCGGCCCGCCGATAAAGTCTGGACCTATACGCAGAGTAATGTGGTGATGCCCGCTGACGGTGCGCCGTTCATCTACAGCTTCAGCGCCCTGAAAGAGCGCCATAATGCCGCCGAGGTCCGTTACACCGACCCGAACAACGGCTGGGAAACGTCCACCGAACTGGTGGAAAACGACGCTGCCATCCGGCGCTACGGTCGCAACGTCCTGAAGATGGACGCGTTCGCCTGTACCAGCCGGGGGCAGGCGCACCGCGCCGGACTGTGGGCCATCACCACCGAATTGCTGGAAACGCAGACGGTGGATTTTTCCGTGGGGGCCGAAGGACTGCGACATGTTCCCGGCGATATCATTGAGGTCTGCGACAGTGATTATGCCGGCGTGACCGTGGGCGGACGCGTTCTGTCGGTCGACAGCCTGTCCCGTACGCTCACCCTGGACCGCGAGGTGGAAATACCGCCAGGCGGCAATGTGGTGCTGAACCTGGTGGGCAGCGATGGCCAGCCTGTTACCGTCGCGGTCACTGCACATCCGGCCCCGGACCGCGTGACCGTCAGCCAGTTATCCGATGGCGTGGCGGCGTACAGCGTGTGGGGGCTGAAACTGCCGGACCTGCGCCAGCGCCTGTTTCGCTGCGTGGCCATACGGGAGAATGATGACGGGACGTATGCCATCACCGCCGTGCAGCATGTTCCGGAGAAAGAGAGCATCGTGGACAACGGTGCGAAGTTTGACCCGTTGCCCGGCACAGGTATCACGAACACCCCACCCGCTGTGCAGCATCTCACCACGGAGATTCTGGCAGAGGACGGGCAGTATCAGGCGCGGGCGCGCTGGGACACGCCGCGCGTGGTGAAAGGCGTTAACTTCTTCCTGCGCCTGACGGTGAAAGCGGAAGATAACAGCGACCGCCTGGCCAGCAGCCTGACCCTGACCGAAACGGAGCACACCTTCCGCAACCTGACGCCGGGGCGCTACACCCTGACGGTGCGGGCGGTGAACACCCAGGGCCAGCAGGGTGAGCCTGCCAGCACAGATTTCAGTATCGCCGCGCCGGCTGTACCGTCTTATGTTGAGCTGATTCCCGGCTATTTCCAGATAACCGCCACCCCGCGTCAGGCGGTATATGACCCCACGGTGCAGTATGAATTCTGGTTTACGGATACGCAGATAACCGATATCCGCCAGGTGGAAAGCGATGCGCGTTATCTCGGCACGGCGCTGTACTGGATTGCGGCAAACGCGAGTATCAAACCAGGTAAAGACTATTACTTCTATATCCGTGCCGTGAACCAGGTCGGGAAATCGGCGTTCGTGGAGGCTAAAGGCCAGGCCAGCAACGATGCGGCGGGCTATCTGGACTTCTTCAAAGGGGAAATCACCGAAAGCCACCTCGGCAAAGAACTGCTGGAGAAGGTGGAACTGACAGAAGACAACGCCAGCCGGCTGGATCAGTTTTCGGAAGAGTGGCAGGACGCGAACGGCAAGTGGAATGCCATGTGGGGCGTGAAGATAGAACAGACCGAAGACGGGAAGCACTATGTGGCTGGTCTGGGCCTGAGCATGGAGGATACGGAAGAAGGTAAGCTGAGCCAGTTCCTGGTGGCGGCTGACCGTATCGCGTTTATCAACCCGGCGAACGGCAATGAAACTCCGATGTTTGTGGCGCAGGGCAACCAGATATTTATGAACGAGGTGTTCCTCAAATATCTGACGGCCCCGAGCATCACCAGTGGCGGGAACCCGCCGACCTTTATGCTGACGCCTGACGGCAGGCTGACTGCCCGTAATGCGGATATCAGCGGTAATATCAGCGCGAATTCCGGCACCCTCAATAATGTGACGATAGCGGAAAACTGCACCATTAACGGGACAATGCGGGCAGAGAATATTGTCGGCGATATCGTTAAAGCCGTGGGGCGGGCTTTCCCCGGAAGCGCTAATTACCCGAATGGGACCCTCACGGTTCAGATACAGGATGACCACCATTTTGACAGGCAGATAATCATTCCCCCCATCACCTTTGCAGGAGGAAAGGCAAAATCAGAGACAAGCAACGAGATATGGACAGACTGTGGGCTTTTGGTGAAGCACAACGGCAGAGAGATATACAACGCAGAACCCGCGATTACAGCGAGATCATTCAGCAGGGTTCTTGATATGCCAGCCGGAGGTGGAAATGTGACGCTGAGCTTCACGGTGTCATCCAGGGGGTATGGCGGCGGGGCCTGGGCTGATATCAGCAACCTGCTGGTCATGGTGGTGAAGAAGAACAGCACGGGGATCAGCATTTACTGATACCTGAATCCAGAAACGAGCGCCTGAATGGGCGCTTTTTTATTGCTGAAAACAAGAGGTAATGACATATGTCAGTACAAATTTCTGGCGTATTAAAAGACGGGGCGGGGAAACCGGTACAGGGTTGCACTATTCAGCTGAATGCGAAGAAAACCAGCCCGACCGTTGTTGTGGAGGTGATTTCATCCACTGTTACAGACGCGAACGGCCACTACAGCATTGAGGCTGAACCGGGTTATTACAGTGTGTCACTGATGCGGGAAGGGTTTCCGCCCTCTGTGGCTGGCGACATTTACGTGGCCCCGACTGATGCGCCGGATACCCTGAATGCGTTTCTCGATGCACCAAAAGATGCAGATCTGCGCCCGGAGGTGATGAAACGCTTTGAAGAAATTGTAAACCGTGTAGTGGATTTGAGCGGTGCAACAGAAAAGGATCGGGAACGCGCCGAACAGGCTGCACAGTCAGCGGAACAAAGTAAGGATTCGGCAGCCCTTTCTGCAACGGCTGCAGCAGAGTCACAGAAGCAGGCAGCACGCTCTGCAGATGTTGCTGATGTGTCTGCCCGCTCTGCTGATGATAATGCCCGACAGACCGCGCAGGACGTTCTGGCCTGTGCAGCGGATGCGGACAGTGCGGCAAAGTCTGCACAGACAGCGACGGAGCAGGCCGGACAGGCAAAAATCGCCGCCGATACGGTACAGAAAGCGCAGGAGGAAGCGGGAGTTTCGGCACAGTCAGCAGCAGGAAGTGCCGGAAGTGCTGCTGCAGCAGCACAAACAGCGGGTGAACATGCCGGTAATGCAGCCGTATCTGAAACCTCATCGCGTGAAAGCGCCCTTACGGCCACGCAGGCGGCAGAACAGGGTGATAACAGCGCGGCAGCTGCAGTGCTAAGTGAACAGCATGCCAGGGAGTACAGCGAAAAGGCTGCTAAATCAGAGGCTGCGGCATCAGCCAGTGCAGAATCGGCATCTTCCAGTGAAGCATCAGCCCTGCAGTCAGCCGAAAAGGCTGAGAAACAGAAAAATGCAGCCGCTGAGAGTGTCACCCGTGCAGAACAGGCCAGAGATGAGGCGCTGACTTCCCGGAACGAGGCAGTGGAGGCCGCTGAAACAGCGGCGACAGACGCTGCGGAGAAAGCCGCAGGCAAGGTTTCGGAGCAACTGAAAGCTGCTGTAGCTGATAATACTCAGCGCGCCGAAGCCGCAATGGTTGGCGCTGAAAGCGCGGCAGTAGCCTCACAGGGATACCGTGATGAAGCGAGGGATATTGCTGAAAGTCTGAAGCTGGGAGACGCCAGCACCACGCAGAAAGGGCTTGTGCAGTTAAGCAGCGATGACGACAGCGACAGTGAAGCCTATGCAGCGACACCGAAAGCCGTTAAAAAAGTCAAAGACCTGGCAAACCAGAAGGCCCCACTGGACAGTCCGGATCTGACAGGGACTCCAACTGCCCCCACGCCGCCATTAAGTGTCAGTAATAAACAGATTGCGAATACCGAGTACGTTCAGGCTGCGGTTGCTGCATTAGTTGGCTCATCCCCTGAAGCTCTGGATACGCTGGCTGAGTTAGCGCAGGCATTAGGAAATGATCCTAACTTTGCAACCACGATGCTCAATGCGTTAGCGGATAAACAGCCGCTAAATGAAATACTGACGTCGCTGTCCGGGCTGTCTACCTCCGGAAGTAAATTGCCATTTTTTAGCAGTAAAAATACGTTGATGTTGACGGATCTGACGACGACCGGGCGTGGGTTGATTGCTAAAAACTCAATAAATGAAATTATCACATACCTTGGTTTGGTAGAAACGATAAATTTAGCAGCTGGCGCGGTGCCTTCAACGCGCAGAGTAAACGAAAAAGCGCTTACAGATGATATTTACATCACCTCACAGGATATTTTTAACGGGCAAGTCTTGATGATTGGTGCAGACCAAAATCTGGACAATTTCCAGACGCCGGGGCTGTATGCTCAGGATATGAATGTTAATACCAGTACGGCACTAAATTACCCGGAGAATAATGCAGGTTCTCTGATGGTACTGAGAAGCGCCGGAGTGACACAGATTTACCGCGTGTACAATTCATCCCGCAGTTATACACGTAGCAAGCATTCAACGCAGGCATGGACTCCCTGGATGCCTGATGATTCTTTTCCGGTCGGAGCACCTATTCCCTGGCCGTCTGATACAACTCCTCAAGGGTATGCTTTAATGCAGGGGCAACCTTTCGATAAAGCAGCCTATCCATTGCTTGCGATTGCGTATCCATCGGGTGTTATCCCGGATATGCGAGGCCAGACGATTAAGGGTAAACCGAACGGTCGTGCGGCACTTTCGTATGAACAGGATGGCGTTATATCGCATACCCACGGAGCAAGCGCATCCAGTACGGATTTGGGAACTAAAACCACTTCATCGTTTGATTACGGCACTAAGACTTCAAACACTACCGGTGACCATAACCACAACAGAGGTACTATGGAAATTACTGGTACTCTCGGTTACTTCAGAAGTGATAATAGTAGCTTCTATACAGCAAGTGGAGCATTTACACTTGGTGGCTCTACAGCGGCTAAAAGTTTTACAGGTTCTAATTTTACTTATGGTGTTCCTGTAAACTTTAACGCTTCCAGAACCTGGTCTGGCGTCACAAACACTACGGGTAACCATGCGCACTCTGTTGCAATTGGCACTCATGCACACTCCATTGCTATTGGTTCACACGGACACTCCGTCACTGTTAACGCTACTGGTAACGCGGAAAACACTGTCAAAAATATTGCGTTTAACTATATTGTGAGGCTTGCCTGATGACTTTTGAAATGACCGGAGAAAACCGGACTATTACTCTCTACAACCTTCGTGCAGATACAAATGAATATATTGGGAAATGTGAAGGGTGTATCCCTGCTAATACCGGATTACCTGCTTACAGTACCAATATTTCTCCGCCGCCAGCGAAGGCCGGTTTTGTCGCTGTATTTAATCTTAAGTCAGAAAAATGGTCACTGGTTGAGGACCATCGCGGGAAAATTGTCTACGACATTCAAACCGGGAAAGCTACCACGATTGACCAGTTAGGTAAGTTACCTGACGATGTTGTTTCCGTTGCGCCGGAAGGCCATTTTGTTAAGTGGGATGGAGCACAGTGGGTCCACGATACCGATGCGGAAAATAAACATCTTCTGATGCTGGCGGAACAGGAAAAAATAAATCTTCTGGCGGTCGCAACATCCGCTATATCCCCCTTACAGGATGCGGTTGATCTGGGCATGGCAACGAAGGTTGAAACCGCACTTTTACTGGAGTGGAAGAAATACCGTGTCTTGCTTAACCGGGTAGATACCTCAAATCCTGAATGGCCTACTCAACCGAATATTCAGGACAGTTAATATCAGGGGCGGAAGACAAATCGATTCGACGTAACTCAGTACGATAGCTTCGCAACGCCGCCAGTTCTGTTTCCTCGCTGGCTGATATATCGATGTCTTTTGTGCAAGAGGACTAAAGTTAACCGCAGAAGAGTGGGCTCAGGCTGGAAGGTTGATTGCTGCAGGTGAGTCAAGAAAACGTTTGGCTATAATTTATGATGTAGGGGTGTCGACGCTATACAAAAAATTACCTGCGCGGTGTTGAGAAGACGCCACGCGTCGTCGTATGCGAGAACGGGCGGCGGCGAACTGGCGAACGTTCGATAGTGCGAGTATTGAATGATTGCCAGTCACGGCGGATTGTACTTAAGCAATATGATGGTTCAAGGCGATTAATCTGAAACCAGCCACAATCAGCCTCTTCAAACATTTCCTGAACAGTACAGCTAATCTGTTCCTTCCCATACTTGCTGGCGTCAGTGTTGATCGCCGGCAGTGTCATGAGCGGTTTTACCCGAACACCAGCATCGGGGGAAGAACGCTCCCTCATCATACTCAGCCCCCTTGAATGCTATCATGTTCACGATGTTTGTACATGTAGGGAGACATGTACTTGATTGAAATGGAGACATAAATCTCACTTATATAGTTTTGTACTATAGTATGATGTCAGTTTCTAATGGAAAGTATAAAGAAACAACTATTGTTGCCGATAATCTATTTTAATTGTATGTTCAACATTGTATATTGATAGTGGAATGTATGTTGTCACAAAGGGTTAGGATATATTAAGAGGTTTGTGTGATAAAGAACTACAAATTGACTACACTTAAGCCCTATGTGATATCAATCACATTTTCATTTTTGCTGTTTTTGTCGTTAACTGAGATTTCTACTTATTATATATATAAGGAGCGTATCGGTTCATATACAGAACGAGTATTGAATAGAAGTGTTAGTCTCATTCAACAGATTGATGAAATAAATGATGGTTATGAGATGTTTGATGCTTATAGTCCCTGTAGTGAACTACAGCTTCATGCTGTAAGAATCGCTCTATGGCCTTATGCACTTATAAAGGATATATCATTTATTTCTAATGGGGCAATTACTTGTACTGCGTTGTGGGGAAAGTTGCCAGCACCATTATTACTCAACATATACGATAGAAAAGTTGAAAAGGATAACTTGACGTGGTTTTTTGGCGTGTTGTTGGAAAATAATGTTAAAGCTGATTTACTAAGCAACCAAAAATTAGCTATAACGATTTCACCATTTGCTTTTAACAGATTTGCTACAGACCATGAAGAGAAAGGATTTTCAGCAATTGTCGGCAATAGAGATCATTCTCTTCATTTGTTTAGGTTTGGTGAACTGGTCGATCTGCTTGAGGAGGCTAAACATGATAAATCCTATCAGTTAGGACTTATTACTACGCAAAGTTGTAATGGAAAACATGACATCTGTGTCATGGGAGGAGTTAAATTTCCGTGGGTGAGTTTCGATAATTGGTTAATGATATTGTTGATTGCATTTACATCTATTGTAACAGGTGTTCTTTTAGGTGTTGTTTATAATCAAAAGGTTGCACGCAAACAATCATTAGTATCAAGATTAAAAAATGCCATAAGAAATGAATCATTATATCTTGTATATCAACCTATTTATAAAATAAAAACCGGTATGGTTATTGGTGTAGAGGCACTAATTAGATGGGATGACCATGATATTGGTAGCATTCCTCCTGATATTTTTATCCCTATTGCAGAGAGACATAATTTAATTCAAGATGTAAGTAATCTTGTATTTCGAATGGTAGTAAAAGAAGCTAGGTCCCTTTCTGAAAAATTTAATGTCTTTATAAGCATTAATGTTAGTTCACAAGACCTTTTGTCTGAATCTTTTCAAAGAAAAGTGTTTCAGATGATCGATGAATTAAATATAAAGCCCGGAATGATAATGATGGAATTAACAGAAAGACAGAGTGCGGATCTAAATTCACTCCAAAAGGTAATTTCTTTATTTAATGATAAAGGTATTTCAATAGCCATTGATGATTTCGGGACGGGCTATTCAAATTTAAACTGGCTGTCAAGTTTACAAATAGATGAAATTAAAATTGATAAATCAATTACAGACTCTATCGATGAATACTCTATAAGTAATAATTTATTATCAGGATTGGTAGAGATTTTTAAAGATATAACTCATAAGGTCGTATTCGAAGGTGTGGAAACATCAACTCAGGTTAATTATTTAACTGAAATGTTCCCTGAGTGCGGTGTACAGGGATGGTATTACTCAAAGCCGTTATCTATAGATAAATTGACAAAATTAGTCGAGGATGCCAATTTGCCTTAATAGTTATTACTTTATTTTCATTGTTTTCACATTCTATATAACACGCGTAACCGCGAGCTATATAAATTTAGCTGCAGAAGGATTTTGATATCTTGCCGCATTCAATCAGCTAGTTGGCTCAAAATTGTATGGAATGTCGCGTTCACCTTCTTCAGCGAGCAGGGCAAGATAGTCCTCTCGTGTCATTGACTGTGAAAAGCGTCCACACATAGAAACCTCCAGCCATATGTCAGACTAAAAGTATTGGGCAGTAAGAAAAAGTGGTGCGCACCGTTAAAGATTTAAACGGAGCTTGTAAAATAAATCGGAATGATTTCTTTGTGAATTGATGAATTCCGAAAGTGAAGGGGGCCTTAATCATTGTGTTCGAGAGCGATTAATAGACAACATTTGACGGACTTTTTCCCAGTAATTCCCCGAAGCTTCCCCTTTCAGAAAACAGACATAAAAAAACAGCCGTAACAGGCTGGTTATTAAAGGATTTTTGGTCGGCGCGAGAGGATTTGAACCTCCGCCCCCCCGACACCCCATGATGGCGAGTTACCGCTTAAGGGCTGCTATGTGCCATGAGCAGACAGTTCGTACGTAACTATTGTGCTCAGATTTTTCATTGAAGGGATTATTGCGCATATCTGAACCCCACCGCTATGGTCGGTTTGTCCCAGGCTGGGGAAGTCCGGAATGCGTTCACCCTAAGAGGATATTCCGCTTATCCTCTGGGGTAGTTTTGGATTAGTTAAGCTTGTTTTAGGTAGACGAGAGTATATTTAATATTCTCTCCGTAAGTTTATCCTCATAACCTTCCTCTACTGGATGATTGAATTTTACAAGAGGACCAGAACTTTTGGCTTGATCATAAGATCTTTCAAGTACTCCAGGTTCAGCACTCATGCTGTTTATCACAGTAGATAAAACGCTAATAGCAATCTTTGATGCGTGAAGGTCGAGTCTCAGATCGTCTAGATTTCTCTCAAGGATTTCAACGCGTTCATTTAAGTCAGCCAT